CATACGCAAGATTTGGGGCCGCACAGTGCCTCTAGATTGTGGTTGTCGGCGTTGGGTGTGCAAGAGTGGTTTTTGGACATGTTGTTAGAATGTTGTTCAAGTAAATATAGTATTAATAAGAAGAATCTTGTCGTTCATGGTGATTGTGGCGTACAAATGCCAACTGGTATCACCATGACCACGGTCCTTAATTCAGTTAGTACTGCATTGATGTACCTCTATGCTATTGCTCGACGTAGTGACAACGTTGTAGAATCAGCGTCGGATTTAGGGCTGGAAGTCAAATTTAAAGATTGTTCTGAAATCGGAGAATTGACATTCCTTAAAGGTTGGTGGCGTAAGAGCCCGAATGACCTTTACATATGGTTACCCTTACCTTCCGCTTTGATAAAATTGGGCAAAATGCTGAAAAATCCCACAGCACTATTCGATATAGAACGAGGACAGGATCCTGAACTATTCGTACGAGATTGTTACCGGAAATGTAGTTATGCACTCGGTCGTTCGTACGGGCATGTCCCTTTCGATTATCCAATATTTGGGCCCTTCCTTGCAGCTCTCATTAGATGTGGCAAGGAGATTCCAGAAGGTAGTCTTCCAAGTCTAGAAGAATCATGGAAACCCCGAATTGAGGGTCCAGTCTTGATAGACAGAACTGAGGCTATTTCAGCAATAGTAGCGCGCTATAATATTCAACTTTTTGATATTTTGCGCGTAGAATTGTTGCTGAATTCAGTTAATAGCGTCCCTAGTTATTTACAGATCCAGTGTTCGATGTGCTTTGTGCCATTGATTACTAAATCTAATTAATTTCATTGGGACGCTTATGGAGCAGCATTCTTGCCACAGAACAGGGTAGCGACCCCTCTCCTAGCGAGCCGGCTAATAACCGACGGGATTTAATAAACAATTGTGGCAAAATTTCACAGATGTCTCAAGCAAATATACGCAAAAATCGTCGTGGCCGTAAGAAAAACTCCAGCGCTAGCATACCACAGGTTGCTGGCCAGGGTGCCTATATTACTGACACGGTGCTTCCAGCTCTTCGCAAAATCTTTCCTCCTGGCTCTTTTGAGAGAGCTGGTAGAGGAGTTGGTGCAATGGCTGGCAG